TTCTTCTTCATTTTGTCTTGAAGTCGGTATTTTCACTTACTCTCAAGGGCCAAGAAGAACAAATGGCGTTAGGATTATTGGACACGAGTTTTAAGTTGGTTCAGTTGGAGGTATTGCCGATTGTATCGAAAAGGTGGTATCATCGATTTCGGATATGTAAGTCGGCGAAACAAATCGAAGATATGATCGAATAATATTTAGGAAAATCGGCGGCGGGCGGCGGGCGGCGCGTTTTTTTCGCCGAAAAGAACTTAAAGATATTTTCTTTGTATAGTATGAGAATAAGAATTCTCTATCATACCGGTGTAGCTCAGCGGCAGAGCGTCTAAAACGTCGTTTGTTACCTTTTTTACTACTTCCGTAAGGAGGTGGTCCGTTCTACGAATGATTATCGCCTTATAAGCGGAAGGTCGTAGGATCGAAACCTACCGCCGGTATTGTCAAGCTGGACGCTATAAACGCAGCATCTTCATTTCATTCCAAGAACACACACACACACAAACAAACACAAACACACACACACAAACACAAACACAAACACAAACACACACACACTCACCCACACACATGTTACCGGGGTGGCGCAGAGGTAGCGCGCGGGGCTCATAACTCCGAGGACATAGGATCGAAACCTATCTCCGGTATTGTCAAGCTGGACGCTATAAACGCAGCAACGCTAATTGATTTACACCTATATATGTGGTGAATATCAATTGTATTCCACACATGTTACGCTTTTTTAGCTTAGCTTAGCTTAGTTTTGGTTCGAGCCCCGTAAGGAGCATTTTCTCCTTTCTTTTAGACCATGAAATTTAAATACTAATATTGTATATAATGCCGAAACAATCGTCTCGTCAAAGTCAATCCGGCGCAAGTCGTCGCCGCCGCCGTCCTCGTAAATCGTCGGCAGTGCCACGCCGCCGCAAATCATCCGCGTCTAATGCTGCTTCCCGTCGCACTCGTTCGCACCCTCGCCGCCACCTTCAAACCGGTGGATGAGGCCAAGCCCCCCCTGTTGCGAATTAAATAACTACATAATTATTCGAATATTAATACGTATTGTTGTGAAGACACATTTATAAACCGAACCAACGGCGAAATGTGGTTCTGATTTGATACGTTATGATTCTATAATGAATATTTAGTATATCTATATTATAACTGCGTTCGATTGTTATAATATGGCACCGCCCCCCGCATCTGTCCATAGTCGAAAAAAAAGCAAGGTGAATAAACCGGATGGTGGTATAAATAAACCAAAAGTAAAGACAACGCTACATAAAAAAAAAAAAAAAAAAAACAAAAAAAAAAAAAAAAATAAAAAAAAAAAAAAAAAAGAAAAACGAAAAAGAAAAAGAAAATGAAAATAATAATAGCAGCAGTGGCCTTGATGAAAAAGGTAATCCATTCCCGATGGAAGACCCAGAAGGAGGCGGCGACCCGATTTGCCCCCCTGGATATAAAATCGATTATGATTTTGACCCATTCAACGACCCCATCAATCCACCATTTCGATGTATTTCTGCGTTGAAAGACCCATCTGACGGACCGTCTATCATGAATAAATTAAATAATCCGGCAAGCAATATTACGGATTTGGCTTCTGTAAAATCGCTGACTGCTGGCGGTGGGAGGAGCGCGAAGCGAATGCGCCGACGTAAGCATAATAAGCGTAAGCGTAAAATCACACAACGACATAAAAAATAAGTGATTGTTATTTTATTGTTACGTTTGTGATTGTCATGATTCGCTGTCTGTCGCTCTAAAACCCGATATCATAATCATCATCCACCTTACCCAATCGAACCTTCTTCACATTATCCACACACGATTGAATCGCCAACTTCGGAATACCACATTTATCTGTATCCAGTCCAACCGATGAATTCGCCTTGAATGCCTCGTCGATTTCTTCATTCGCATCTGTATGGCGATACTCAACCGCTTCTTGTTTCATCATCTCGTCGATATTCACGAGCACCTGAAACGCACTCGTTCCATAATAGCCTTCTTGACCGCACATCACATTCGCCGATATACCACGCATCGGGTCCAATTCCGCATGTCGAGCCGCCTTCAAGAACATCTCCGGCGTCTCTTCAAATGACGCTTTCGCAATTGGACCAATATCGTCGCTGTTGATTCCATGGCGGAAGATTGATATCATCGATGAAGACACCGTCATACGGTCACACAACAAACACACATGATGATAGTTAATCGGCGAGTCATCAAACACTTCAACCAGTTCATTATAAATCGCTTGACGCGCGGCTTCAATTCCAAATACGCGATACACTTCTTGAATATCATTACTTACGGTTCGTTTCGCGTCAATATAGTCCTGTCCAAGCATATGAAGGAGATTTGTGCCAGTCGTATCCAACACCCATGTATCCTTCTTTGTATAAACACCGTCCGACCTTACAAGCGTATTCTTGATGACACGCAGCATCACCTTTTTGATTCCCTTCACGCCACGCAGAACAACATTATTCAGAAGCTGGTCTTGGAATGATTTAATCATATAGATATGGTCAGATTGGTCGAGCGGATTTTGTTTGTTGCCCGCACCGCCACCACCGCCCCCAGACTTCTTAGGTTGCGCGACATTCTCCATCCGGAGTCGAAATACGAGATTATCATCATTATAGTCCGAAAATGCGCAGCTCACTTCATACCCGTAACTATTCTTAATCGCAAAATGGATATCGTCCATCGTGAGTTTCTTGTCCAACATCGCTTCGGGGTCAATCTTGATACGGATAATCCACTTGGACTTCGTCGATGCCGATGCCGCCGATGCCGCCGATGCCGCCGATGCCGATACCGACGCTGCCGCCGCACCACCACCACCACCCGATGGAACGTTAGGAACACCCGAAGTGCCAGCAATCTCCGAATCACGCACACACTCTTCAATCAACTTTTCAAACTCTTGATATTGTGTCATGACAGCACGGTCCTGTTCAACAAGTGTGTTCAAATCATCTGGGTCAAAGCACACCTCGATACTCTCCACAACCTCCGCCAATTTGGTGTGCTCAATCATCGGGATGAATTCTTGAACACGCTCCGGCGTCGAACCGTCGTCTTCCTTGAAATACACCGTAATCGACGGATTCTTCGGATTCTCTGAAAGCGTCAGGATTTCTTCGATACGCGGCACACCACGCGTCGCATTCGATTTAGACGCAACACCAGCAGAATGAAATGTGTTCAGCGTAAGCTGTGTCGTAGGCTCACCGATACTCTGGGCGCTCACCATACCCACCATCTCACCCGGAGCAACAATCGACCTCTTATACTGAAGATTAATCACGCTGATGAGAATCGATAGAGCACTCCGGTTGAAACGCTTTACCAATAACAGCTCCTTCGGCGACAAGTAATAGTAATACATCACCTTGAAGAGAAGAGTGGGAGACGCATAATACAAGTTCTCGAGTTGGCGATATCCCGCTGAAATCATATCCATCGCTTCCAACGGCGTGATATCCACCATCGAATTCTGGTTGATTTGTTGCTGTGATTGGACATTATTGATAATATGCGTAAATGACACCGGCATCTGAACGCTCTTATTATCTGTGCGGTTGAATACGCGTTCGATGATGAGGTCACGCATCTCAATCATGTTGTCGATGGTTTCGCGGATTTTCTTCATAGTCGCCGCCTTCTCCTTCTTCATCTTAGCGTAGGCGGTCTTGGTAAATGCGGTCGCTGCGCTTTCTTGCGTCTCGCTGGAATTGTCAAGAGGCATATGGAAGTGAGCATAGATTTCATCAAGACTCATTCCAACAAGGGGGAGGGACTGGTTTTCAACTTTAATGGTGTCGATACCGTCATCCCCGTAGGCGAATTGGATAATACGTTGCTTGCCGTTGCGGACGGTCATATCGTATTCGACTTTAAGGTCTTCCATGCCTTTGATAAGACGACGCTGGATATATCCAGTGGTGCTCGTTTTCACTGCCGTATCAATCAGACCAATTCGACCGCCCATCGCGTGGAAGAACAGCTCCTCCGGCGACAACCCCGAAATAAACGAACTCTCGATGAATCCACGTGCCAGCGGTCCATCATCGAACTTATTGAAATGCGGCAACGTCCTGCTGTCAAAACCATATGAAATACGCTTGCCTTCAATCGCCTGTTGTCCCAAACACGAAATCATCTGCGAAATATTCAAGTCGCTACCCTTCGAACCCGAAAGCACCAACCCAACGAAACGATTGGCCGCATTCAAACTATTGATACCGATTTTCCCTGCGTCGTTTGTAGCACTATTCAAAATGTTTGAGACCTTCGCCTCAAATTCCGCTTCATTCGACTTCCCCGTCTTGTTCTCGAAAATCCCCAGATGGACTTGGTCAATCAAGTTCTTCACTTCGGTCTTCTTCTTCGTGATGACCTCCGCAATCTGAGTATTGGTCGCCTTGTTCGCAATCAAATCGCTAATCCCGACACTATACGCATGCGACTTCATATATTCCGTGATAATATTCTGAAGACCATCGATGAAATCAGCGGCGGCAATATTTCCGAAATCGTTACAAACACGCTGAATCAACCCGACACCGCCGCCACCAAGGACGCTCTTGTCGATTTGACCACGCATCATTCGCCCGTTCCGGATTTCAACCACATTATTCGAGGTCGCGTAGTCTTCCTTCGGATTCTTCTCACCGAATGCCTTCTTCTTGTATTTCAGCGTAAGTGGCGGCAAAATCTGCGACAATACATCGAAGTTGCTGATATCTTCGCCGCTCTTGAACGCGGTTTCATTCACGCGCGGGTAGGCCGCAAGCAGGTTCATCGCCTCACGCGGTGTGAAGCGAATATTTTCGCGTGTGAATAAGTAGGACCCAATCAACGAGTCTTGGAAGACACCGATAATCGAGTTATTGTTTGCCGGACTGATGAGTTGGTAGGGAACTGCGGCCAAGTGGCGCAACTCAATCTCGGACTCATCATCCTGCGGCATGTGAAGGTTCATTTCATCTCCCGATGAATATCCTCAAGGTTTCCCAAGAGGCTGGACTGTATCATAGACGCGCTCAGAATGGCTAGTTCTTCATCGCACACCAACACCGGTTCAGTCTCTGAGTGCCCTCCATAGTCTGCCATTCGACCGTAGGAAGTAACACTGCTGATTGCCCAATCCTTTACATTATTACCGTTGGGTTCGTCAATTAAACGAGTTCCTCGCAGACGTTTCCGTCCGAGAGTGGTAGTAAAGGCTCTAAGGGGTTTCCAGCAACAAGGTGTTTCGCCAAAAGTTGTTTTTTTAAGCAATATATGAATTCAACGGCCATATTCTTACTTTCTTCCAAAGTTATATGAACCCCGCCAAAATCACTTTTTATTTTATTAATATACACATACCATCCATACTGAATGTTATACCGTTTCAAAGGTTTTATCATATCATCTACATTCTCTTTGAATGAAGACAATTGAATATCTTTAAAACGAATATATTTTGTATCTCTGTAATGATTAATCAACCCGTTGGACACTCTTTTTCTACTTTCTTCTGAATGTGTAAAATCAGATTGTCCTCCAATTTTCAAGTTGTATCCATACGGAAATATGCTATTGTTTAAAATTATGTGATACTTCTCTCTTTCGTTTGCATTTTCAAGATCGCAATATTCTAAAATAACTACCGTAAAATCGTCCTTACCATATTTACGAATAGCATTATTCAAATAATGCGATTG